ATTGATAGGAGTCTCATCTTGAAACTCAGGTTGCATTGCTGCCTGAATCTTGTCAAAGATCTTCTTACCAAACTTATAGAGGAAAACTTTACCCTCGTTACCAGGGTTAGTAGGATCACTTACAACATAGATGTTGGAGTAGTAAGAGAGTTTACGCTTCTGCTTACGAGCAACCTCCTTGTCGCTGTCAAGACCACTGTTCCATAGTGTACGGTTGAGTTCCGACACGGGATCTTTCTTACCCAGAGTGGTTAGAGAGTTTTCAATATACCATCCACCAGTACCTTGGAAACCGTGGGACCAGACCTTTGCCCAGGGAAGTTCTTCACCATCAGGAGCAGGCAGGAAGCGGATTACTGCGTAACCGTTACCAGACTTATCCATCTCGGGTTTCCAGAAACGATCATCACTGCTACCACCAGTAGCTTGGAGTTTGTCAATCTCCTTAGTCAGACGATCAAAACCAAATTTAGAGCTGTTTTTAAGATCAGCAAAAGACATTCGTATTACCTTGTATTGTTTGTATTTGTTGGATTACGATGACCCAACAGGATCATCATACACTATTTAGAGGTCGCCGTCAAGCACCTGCTGACGGACATTCTCCATGTTTTTACGGAAACTATCATAGATCCCTAACATGTCAAGACCATCGGCATCCATGCCTAGTGTCTTAGCAGCACGTCGGAATTCTGCTTGCAGTTCCTTTGCCATAGGATCATCAGAAAGATTTAATCTCATGTAAAATATTTTTTGACGCTCAATCAAGTCCAGCATTGCATCAAAAAAATCTATACGATCATCTGATGTCATCATAGGAATAAATGGCATCCTATTAACAATTTCTTGCTGCTTAAGACTAATCTCTTCAGCTTCTTGTTGTACTATTTTTGAATCAAAGAAAGACATTGGTGATCTAATACTTTTTCCTTTAACGTATGCTTATATTTAACAGTATCCACAGTTATGAATGAGGAATACTTTATGACGGTTCTCCTTACATCACTCCAGACTATAGTCTCAGTAATCTTATTATCAAACTGTGGTATGAAATTTAAAATTTGATTTAAAATAACAAAAGTTTCCATGGAAATTTGTTTTCCCAAAAGAAACTTTAGTAATGGTGGGTGAGTCTCTATGATCTTGAATAGTTGATCAAACTCATTTACCTGTTGTAATAAAAAATCTACATCCTCACTAAAGTTATAGTGAAGACTCTCCATACGTTTCTTCCATGCTCTGTAATTGTCATCACCATCTGTTCTGACCATCTTACCAATCCATCCAGATGAATCAGCAATAAAATTTGCTACAAAGTATGGAAGAATTTCTGCATCCTTCTTACGATTCGTAAGTTTTTTAAAGAAGTAACGATCTTTTCTTTTTTCAAAGTTAGTCTCTGTTACTCTAGTTTTACCATTGAATTTAAAGTAATCATAACTGTCGGTAGTGAAGTGTAACTTCAGTGCGACATACATTTTATAGGATTCAAAAGCGGTCATTTTTTAGTTCTGTTCTTGCCACCAATCTATTAAATCAGCGTCATTAATCATAGGATCATAATCAAGAGCATTCCGCCCAGTTCTTCTTTTATAATCTATAAACGTAGTAACAGCATACCTTCCATTACCACTATAATAGTCATCACTATCAATTTTTACAGTGCGAACACCATGCGCTGCATAAGGTGGAATAATAATCATGGTGTTATTATTACATGGAAATTCATAATTATCAAAATGCTCAAAGAATAATTCACCACCAGTAAACTTCTTCGGTTCTTTATAAAGATATGTGAAAAGTATGTATGCAAATGGTGCATCAGTATGCGTTTCATACCCCTCATTGTTATGATAATACCTAAGTTTCGTGAAGGTATCAGTAGGAGCAGGAATACTACGCACACTGTAGTGCGATTGTTTCCATTCTCGTAAATATGGTTTCAACCTATTAAGAAGAATAGTCTCTATAGTTAATATTCCTGACAGATTTCTTGCCTTACCAGTAAATGTTGGTGTCAAAGGAATTGCAAGCGCACTGGTCAATGGCACCCCACCGCGATTGCTTTGCAACGCTGGATTGAAATTCTGAGGTTGTCCAGGAGTAGGTTTCTTTTCGGCAGCACCATAATCCTTCGGCAACATTAATTTTCCTGGTTTGGTGAAAAAATTAAGTTCTTCCCAGATAAGTTCTAATTCATGATCTTCATATACTTCCTCAACAATTACATGTGGGAAGGGTTCCGTCAAAATTTTAACTTTCATAAAATAAGTCGTGCCTTTGATGATCTTTTCATAAAGTTAAGACGTTGAGCATCAAACTTTAGTTTTTCTTTCAGTGGTTTAGAAATTAATTTTGATACTGTTTCAATCTCAATGTTGTTTTCAGCGCAATAGTGGATTACACATTCAATGTAATTCATTGTACCATTACTAATCTTCTTCAGATTCTCAATTTCCATGGAGAATTTTGAAGCAGTCATGAATTTCTTTTCAAGAATGTCATTAAGGTTTTCCTCAGACATTAGCAAACTTTTCCCCCTTATGATAGTTAACAAACTCATTAATGTACTGCTCCAATAGTTTCATATAGTACATTTTATCATACTTTTCAAACAATTGCACCTCCCCATCTTCACATGCTTGAATAATTACAAGTTTTTCTACTTCAATGCCTGTGAGATCGTAATATAAAGCACCATAAGCAGCACATTGAACAAAATAATGCTCAATCCACTTCTCAGGTTTTTGTTTCCGTGAAGTTTTGAAGTCTACAATTGCCAGCTCACCTTTATATTCTGCGATACAATCAACGCGACCTGCGAGACCGAAATACTCACTATAGAGGGGAGCTTCTAGAGCGTGTATATTATTTATGTCACTGAAATAAGGAAGGGAATTCTGAAACAATTGATATGGTTTACTGATCTGTTCCATAAGATCTTTTGGTTTAACCTCAAGATTATTGAAATGATCCTCCGCATATGCATGATACTTAGTACCACGAGTTGTACCTTGTTTAGAGATACGATCTGCTTCAACAGCACCAACACGTTTACGCCATTCTGCAATACTCTTGCGAGATTTCAATGATGTGATAGACGTGATTGATGGTAGTTTCCTACCACTAGGAGTACAATAATAACGTACTCCATTTATCGTAGTAGGATCAGGGAGTTCACTTAAAGAATTACCAACATGATTAAACATACTAAAGACCGAGATTCATTTTACTTACAAGGTAGGACTTCACTAGTCCAGAACGGACAATATCATCAATGCCAAACTCAATAGAACTAAACTCTTCCATGTCCTCTAGGATCTTCATGAAATCAATAATACCATTTTTCTCATGTTGTTTGACTAGATCAGTCTGAACTACGTCACCACAGAACATAATCTTAGAGTTCTCACCAACACGAGTGATGATACTATCAAGTTCATGGAAGTTCAGGTTCTGTGCTTCATCAATCAGAAGGATAGCATTATCAAACGTAGTGCCACGAATGAATGATGTAGACCAGAACGACACAGTTCCCTGTGATTTTAAGTTAGTGTATAAGAGATCAAATGAATTATCATCTGGCATTTTGAACATGTACTTCACCATGTTCTTGTATGGAATCTGGTAGAGCGAAGATTTATCTTCGTGGTCTCCAGGAAGAAAACCAATTTCTCTAGTTGCTACCAAAGAACGAACGATGTAGATCTTCTCATAGGGAGAGTTCTCATCCAGGACATCTTTAAGCGCAAGATATAATGCGATGAAAGTTTTACCTGTTCCAGCAGCACCATAAGCAAAAATATTCTGATCCTTACTCCAATCATTAAAAAACTTTTCCTGATTTTCAGTGAGTGGTTCAATAGTTTTGAGATAATCACTATTAATGGGCTTCTTTCGCTTCATCTGTTTGGTGGACATACCACCAGTTACTGGGTTAGATGATGTGTGTCTTTTTCTAGGCATTTAATTCTTTAATCAAGTATAACGGGAGAGGTTTGCGTTGGGGTGTCGCTTTTGCACTTTCTGCATTACTTCCTTGAACCCAGCAGATTGTTTAGGTTCCCCATATATTGTACCACCAAATGACGCTTGTGACCAGTCCTTGTCCCATTGAGGGTTATCCTTTCGCCACTGTTCATACTCAGAGATTGACATCTTGAGTTCTAGAGTGTCTCCGTTTTTCAAGTTTTTGACGTTGTATGTCGGCATGTTTTTGCTCTCAGTTAAGTATCTATATCAAACCCAGTCTGGTTTGCGGGATGGGTCACGAAGATAATTAGATGCAACCCAAGGTTTGCTGCTAATGTACATTTTGTAAGCAGTAATAGTATCAATGCTTGTGTCAAATTTAAACTCATCGGGCATAGCACGAACAAAGGGCGTTGTATGCTTCCCTGAGCGTCCTTGAGGATCAGCAGTAGGAAGTATATCTTTTGCTGCTAGAAGGGTCTTCTGGCAGGTGTGGACCTTACCGTAGCGAGCAGTATACTCATCACACATAGCAAGACCATGTGCAAGTAACCACTGCCAGTTAGTTACGAACTCATTCGCCCAGATAGTACAGGGGTGATTACGAAAAGCACCCTTCTCAGTAGCATAAGGAGTACCGTCTGCTTTGGGAAGAGTGCCGAAGTTATGTCCCCATTTGTCCGAGCATACAATAGCAAGCATCTGGCAAGTCTCTAGGGGCATCTTGACAATGTGCTTGTCAGGGAGAACCACAGCAGACTTATATGGACTAGGATCAGTTACAAAGATGTTCATATCAATTTAGATAACGAGATGAAGAGCAGGAATGCTAACATTATAACCACATCCCAGGATTTTGTCTTTATAAAGTAAGGAACTGAAATAAGATCCGCAATGAAGTGTGCGCCCACACCAACTAATACATTTACATGAAGGACGATGAAGTAGGCAACAATGACGAGAGCACTACCTATGATCCTTAAACGAACTACATTTACCATTCAAGTGCTTCTGATACTGCAGGGAACTGTTCTTTGAAAACGTCACGAACACCTTCAGCAACAATCATATGTTCCTTCTGAGTGCCATGAGCGGACCTTAGATCAATATAATGTACCCATGACCGAACTGAGCCTGTCATGTAGATTTTTGTGGGCGTACAGAGTGGAAGCACATTTCTTGCACATTCCTTTGCCACACCTCGCTCTAGCATTTGTTGATACAATGCCATTGCCGAATCAAATAATGTCGTCATTTGGATTTCCATATTCTGGACATCAAATGCATCCAGATCATCAATGGAATTCTGACGATTCTTGGTGTCCTGCCTACGGAGTTCTGGTAGGGGGATCTTCGGACCCAGTAAGGAACTATCAGCATAACGTTGGGAAAATTCTTGGAATGTAAATGAACGGTGCCTCAGGATCTGAGCTGCGATTGCCCTAGTCGTTTCAATTTCAACAGTCATGTATGCCTGCTCAAAGATACTCCAGTGTTGATGCTTAATACAATACTTCAGAAGACCACTGAACTTCTCATTATCCTGGTTATTGGGGTTAGACACACGAGCACAGTATGCCATGTGTTTTTCGGCATCTGGAGTAACAGAGACAATCTTAACAGTCATTCTACGATGAAACAATATGGAGTTATTTTAGCAATAAAAAAGGAGGGCGTCAAGGGGGGTCAGTCAGAAATGATTCTACTTCATCGCAATCAAGAACATAGAATTGAGATGATTTGATTCCTCTGTTCAACATCTGCATGATCCTATGCTTACCATCAATCATTCTATACCTGTTCCCATATGGATTAGGAGCACCTTCTACAATTATTCCTGGAATTGTTATGTCTGCATTAAGATATCTTAATGATGGTCTTTCTTCACAACAGAAACAATTCTCTCCAGTGTTATGTGGATGATGATGCTTCCCTAACCAAGCGATGTTGTGTAGTTCTACAGTTTGTATGTTGTCATGGGTAAGTAAATGATAAATGTCTTTCATGCGAATGAAATGAAGTGTTCCTAGTTCTTCATTGGGTTTTGCCCACTCCCAATTACCTGTTGCTACGGTATACCATGCTTTATGACGCCTCCTTCCAGGAAATGGTTCTGGTGGTAATGTCAATTGTTCCTCATAGTTTTTTGCATCATAGCATAAAAAAGGAGGGCGTCAAGCCCTCCTTCACAAATCAATCTGGATAACCGTCATCGTCATCCCCTACTTTATAATTATCTGTACTTTTATACAGATCTATATCGGAATATATTTCGCTTTCCAACGCATCTACAAGTAACTTTAAATTCGTAAGTATTAACTTTAGCCTATCCCTATCTACCTGCATGAAACCTCCATAATAAAAAAAGGAGGGTTACCCCCTCCCGATTATTTATACTACTGTAATATCACTTACTGTAGGTGCGTCCACGATAACAAAATGTACCATGGGTTTGCTTACTCTCTACACAACGTGTATCATACTCAACACCACGATATGAGGTGTGAAGAACTTGTGCGTCGTGAAGTGCAGATACTTTATTGATCTGCTTCTTGATCATGTTTAGCGTGTTCATTTAATTTACTCCTGAAAGTTAGGGTTTTTAATTCCCCGTTCCTTCAGTCGTGTGCGTCCCATGGATAACATTCAGGGGTTGATTCCTTCATGACCTCAATCAATTCCACCTTATATTCGGGAGGAATATTCTCATTTGTTCTCATCCGAATCATAATTGAATCGGCTTGAGCACAGCTGAGAGTTGAATAGAATAGTAATTCTAACATGGGATGAACGGCTCCGTTCCGCGACTTACTTGCGTCCTCCTTACGGGGGATGAACGATGGTAACAGTGTACATTACTATTTAGTATATGTCAACTGTATAATGCAATACACTTTAATATTTTCTTAAAGTTTTAAGATGTTCTACGATGTTATCACGTACCCACATAAGTTCATGATAGCATTGTTGGTTATGAGCACACTGACGCAGTGCAGGATCTGGTTTCAATACACTCTCAATAAACAAATCTAGACCACGATTCCACTTTACTTCTTGAGATTCACTGCCATCAATAACATACTGATCTTTCATTAAATCATTCCTCGTTCTTTCATGTGGTGAAGGGTTTCTTTGAGGTTACCGAGATGCTTAGCACCAATGGCTACCTGTGGGTATGTAGCACCAGATCCAAATTCTGCTTCAAATGCTCTTTGAGTAAAATGTTCGTTGAGGTTATACTCAAGAAATTCTCCACCCATAGACCTAAGTAGTGAAGCAATACGCTCACATTCTTGACTACCGTTTGTGTAGATTACTGCTGTGGTCATTTGTTATTTTTTAGCGTGATTGTATTCTATAACAATTTTTTCGTGCTTCGTATTTTTATCTGAGCAATAAAAATGTCTTACACTCTTAGCATTTAATAACTCAGCAACACTGTCTATTAAGTCTTTTGCAATAACTTTATTAGTTGCTTCTTTCCAGTCCTCAGTCATTCATCATCATCCATATTTTTAATTTTTTCTTCAAGTGTATCAAAAATACTATCCATAGATGTAATGTTTTCAATTTCACTGAGCAATCCAGAAATTTGCGTACAAACAACCGGGCGTTCATTTCTAGCAGCATATGCTAGTGCATTGCGTAAATTTCCTGACGCTTCATCAAGTGAAATTTTAACCGAATTAGATAGTGCCATCAGGTCGTCCTCCAATTTTGTCCCACATTTCTTGTACCATATCTACTGCTGGTGGTGTTTCATAAGGTGGTGCTGGTTGTGATTGCCACTTATCAATTGCTTCCTGTGTAGGCACAGCAATTCTAAATGGATAATCTTCCTCTTCAAACTCCTTATTCATATCAATATATGTTTGAGGAGTGATCTTAATTTTTTTCATAATGTTCTATTTAATCTAGTTTCTGCTTGGTCTGGGAAGTCTCTGGGTCTACTATCAGTAGCATTATCAGTCTTAGGAGAACCTTCATTCGCCTTCATGGTGTGTTGATAGTTAGGTCGTGGGTATCTCATATAGAATGGATCAGGCATCCAGTATGTTACCTGCCATTCTTGTTCAGGACATAGCTCAAGATGCTTCTCTACACTATGGCAGAAACTACCGAGTTGAATGTATCCATCGTGAGTGATGCATTTGTTGTCGCCATTAGCAACTAAGAACATCATCTTACTACTCATAGCACTTCTTGCTCTGGGTTAAGATTCTTGACGAATTGCACAGGATCCTTTTCGGACTTATGTACCCAATGATAACGCATCATCTCAAAAATAGGATCCCATGTCGCGACACAAACATAATCAGTCACGTTGCCTCCAGTCATCAGGTTTGTCTCGTTGGAACCAATCTTTGATGTCATCAGCACTGTTGAACCCCGTTCTATGATTGGATGGATCGGGGTCTCCTAAACCCATCCTATTCAGAAAATCGTCAGTGCTTCCTTCTTCAATGTTTTGAGAAGCTTGGCGGCGTGCTTGCTTCAACCAATCCCTAGCAAGTGTATGTGCCTTTGCTAGTTTCTCTACCCAGATCATATCATCTAATTGCACTTCCTCCTTGTTTGCAATTTTTTTACAGATAAATTCTAGTCGTAGTCTATATTTGGTAGAAAGCATATTGTTTAGTCTCTAAAATCTAGTTTGAGTTCTAAGTCTTCTAATTTAAGATATTCAGCATGTGCTTTCTCTTGACGATCACACACAATACCAAGAATATCATTCATAATAGTATCATTATCAATATAATCATCCAGATACTTATCAATTGCTTCTTTTAAGTATCTGTATCTGTGCCATTCTGGTGAATAGGGTTTGTAATCCATAATAAAATCATTTCTTTGGGATATTGTAAAGTCTAGGACTTATTCTACCTTCACATTGAGTGATGTTTTTTAAATCACTCCGATAGTTATCCCAATAATGATCAAAAATATCAACTTGTTTTGATGACATAACAACATCAAACTTTGTGATAGTATCTTGAAGATATTCAACAATGAAAGCATTAGTTGGTAGAGTTCGTTCTTCTCTCACACTGGGATCGCAATCAGAATAGATTGTCTTCATGCAGTACGACCTCCCCAATTAATCTGAGGAAATGCTTCAGTAACACATGCTCTAGTAATTTTGTATTTTTTACCCAGTTTCTTGTCCTTAACCAGACAGACAACGTTTGCATCATCTTTATGAAGACCCTCAAGCAGTTGAATAAACATATTCTCACGCCTAGTTTGAGTTAGACCGTTATTGCCACCCTGGACAAAATTATAAAACAAACGAGACTCTTTCTCTAGTACAGTATGTTCAGTACCAATGGGTGCTTCATTTTTTTCATAAGGAACTTCACCAACTGGAAGTTCACTGATAACACTTTCATCAAAGTTCCAAATAAGAAGCATTCGGAGTCCATCACTATTATGTTCTTGGAGAAGTTTAATCTTCTCCGGTTTGGTTTTCGCGTTGCTTATTTTTTGCAGCACTTCAGAAATTAAGAGTTTCATTTTAATAAATTAATTGTGTTTAGTCTTCATCGTCATCAACAACAAAACGAACAGAGTATAAGTCGGATGTAATTGGGTTGCCATTGTCATCAATCATCTCAGGATGATCAGACAATCTGTTCGTGACAATAGAGTTTTCATAATACTCTCTGCCCATCCAACCAAACCCAAATCCAACAGCACTGAACAGGATAATTAGGAATCCTGAGCAGAAAAGAGCTACTGAGATCATTTGCTTTCTCCTGACTTTAAACTTTTGGTGGAGAACCAAAAATCAAGATGGAAGTTGTACTCACGTCCCCATAACTTCAGAATTCTTTTGGAGGAAATTCTAAAATCAGGATCATGAGATCGCTTCCTCCTTGTCATTGTTTCTACACTTTTATTTAGTTTCATTTTTATACAAATAATCTAGAGCATCCTGCATATCACCAACATACTTTCCATCAAAATAAACTTGAGGAAAAACACATCGTTTCGCTACAGGAATGTCTGGTTCAAGTTTAAGATATTCAGTAAAGGACATACCTTCACCTTCACCTTCAACTAACCTACGAACCTTTACTTCAACAAAAGGAATATAAGATTCCAGCAGTACAGTTTTGAGTGCATCACAATACTTACAATTACTGATGCTGTAAACTTTTACTTCCATGTCTCAACTCCTCATAGTATTCCAGCAGTTCATCATCAGAAATTTCATTGTAATGCCCGCTAAAAAATTTAGCATTCAATACAGATAGACTCTCATCGTAGTCATCAAAAAGAATAAACTGAATCTTCTTAATTAAGGATGAACGATCCATTGTAGAAACTGTATTGTGTTCTTATTTATTCTATCAGTTAGGCGGTTTATTGTCAAGGTTTGCTGCAATAACTACGGGATTTCTCAAAGCATTTTTGAGTTCCTTTCCTGCACGATCTAATGCCGATTTTAAATTCTTTGGCATTGTTTTTTTGTGTTCTGTTGGGTTGAATCCTTTTTTCATAAAAAACCTTTTGAGTGAAAAATTTGCCCGAATTTTTTTAGGGCGATTTTTGGAATTAAAAGTTGAATTTCGTTCAGACAGCGACATTAAAGACACTGATTACTCTAAGATTTCCTGGCGAAGGTGGTCTTATAGTATGTAAATACTTTCCATTAAAGATAAGCATCTTTCCAAACTCTGGTTCAGCTTCGTACTTAATTGGGAGAGGATCATTGTCCCAATCAATAGCATCATAGTCTATCACACCAGGATCAGTGTAATTATATTTACGACCTCTTGAATAAAATACTTCACCTTCTTCTGGTCGGTTTTCAGCATCAAAGATAACTGTGTTTCCATCAGACTCATTAAGATATAGTATTGTACTATAATGATCCATGGGATTGTCTACATGGGGATCAAAGAAATCATATCCAGGAACATGATAGGTCATGTTTAAACATGCTCTAATGCATCCTTTATAATCTAAGTTTAAATCAGTGAAGGTATTATCAACTATCTCATAAAAAAGATCAAAGAATTTTGATACTGGTTTATTATCTGACCTACCAAACATATTATGTGACATCTGTGGAAACTTAGCTGTCGTAGTTTCAGGAGTATAATACCACGGAACTATTCTTTTAGCCTTAGGATTCTTACATTCAATAAAATCATCACAAAATTTTCTAAGTTTATCAATGTCCCTAATCTTAACTTCTACAAAATCAATCATCAGAAAATACCTCGTCTCCAAATACTAGAGTATTAAGTTTAGTGTTGCACCATAGATCTAATGCATTCTCTTTACGTGCAGCGATTGGTTTACCTCCTACGTTCAGTGATGTATTTAACAACATTGGAATACCAGTAAGAGATTCAAATTCTTCTATCAATGAATAGTATACCTCAAGATCTTGAGATACTGTCTGTGCCCTACAAGTGCCATCAACATGTGTAACTGGAGGATATAACTCCATGTCAATCATATCCATAACGTAAAGCATATAAGGAGATGGATGAGGAAAATCAAAGTAATTATGTGCTTTTTCTTCTAACACAGAAGCACCGAAAGGTCTGAAATATTCTCTATTTTTTACATTCTTATTAATAATGTCCTTACCATCTGGGATAGAAGGATTCATTAGAATACTTCTATTACCTAGTGCTCTAGGTCCAACCTCTCCATGTCCCTGATACCAACCAACTATCTCACCTTTCGCCAAACGCTCAGCAGTTTTCTTAATAGTTAATTTACTTGGGACTGTACTTGGTGCCTCATCATCTTCCCAAAAAGGAAATCCTGTAGTATCAAATTCTTCCTGATCATAATATCTCCTGAGAAACTCAACTGCACCTAAAGATAATCCACAATCACTACAATGAGGTGCAACATTTAAGTTTGGTCTAACCTTTATAATCTCGCTATTGATTACAGTATTTTGTGCGACACCACCTGTATATCCAATGACATCATCTTCATTTGTATATTCCAAGAAGGCATTAACATATACCTTCTCAGAAATAGTATGAGCTTTAGATACCCAATCACAAATAGTTGGAAAGTGTTCGTTACTTTTTATTGATACAGTATTCCATGGAAAATCAAACCATGCTGTCTGAAGATTCCTAAGATCATGCCTTAGTTTTTTAACCCCATGAATAGATCCATATGCTTTCATCCCCATAATTTTTCCTGCATGGTCTAAAGGATTGCCATTTATGTCTATGGACTGACCAACATCACTAAGAATCATTGCAAGACTTTGATAAGGAATAATTCCATTCCTTTTTTCCTGTTCTTTATACCTTACAACAATTTTATCATTCCTAAACACAGAAAAATTAACTTTATCATCACCAAATCCATCAGAAACCACACTGACAGTAGGTTTAATTCCCAATGGCCATACACTGAGGGCATGACAATAGTGATGATCAACTCTATAAATCGGACAATCAAATCCAAGAACACTAAAAATCTTTAATTTAATTTCATTAAATAAAGAATCTTCAGCATACTCTAAAAAATGATGACTAAATTTATCAATAGAAATAGCAATTGCATCTAATTCTGAAGGATTAATACCCCACTTCCTAATAACTTGAACCCAACTATTTAAATCTTTGAATCCATAGTGTTTATCTTGGATATTTCTTTCGCAGTGAGTATATTTTACCTTACTACCATCTGTGTAGGTGATATTAGAATCATGATCGTCTAATCTAAGACCTATAAATTTCATACCTACAAAAAAAAGGGTCGTTACACCCTCTAATTATAACAGTTATTAAGTAGTTTGTCTAGGAGGTGGTCTGAATGGGCAGTCGCGACATCCAGCACCACAGCATCCTCTATTCTTTATCATAAAGTTTCTCTAGTTTTTCTCTAGAAAGATCCACATACATAACCTTCTCACCTAGTTGAGGTGCTTCAGGATGTCTCCGAGATCTAGCACCCCAGTAAATAGATTTAAGGTTGTAGTACATAAGAGCAAAGGCACCGCCAGCAATGATAGCGAAGCATGTGAAATAAAGAAATACTTCAAAGTTATTCATCATGCCCCCTGAAGGGACTGAAGTGTGTTGTGAAGTTCTCCAATATCTAGGAGACCTTCAGCACTGAACCATGGAGCATTTGCCCAACTGAATCCTTCACCCATGGTGCTATCGGGTGCAACGATATACCAATGACATGCTGTGTCGGGTACATCTACGGCACACTTAGACCAATCATCACTCCACTGTGGGACTTGCACCCACATCAGAGCAGCAAACATAATACTAAAGAATGATTTAATCATTTGTAAGTTTCCTTTTTATGAGATGGTCTATTGAGAAATTACCAGGACCACTGAGAACGATACATGCTGCACCTCCCCAGTAAAGAACTAAGAGTTCTAACAAATAGATGTTGAAACCAGATGTAAACAGAGCATGATAAATTGCGAATGATATTGTACCTAAGATTGCTAAGGCACCCAGACGAGTGCCTAGTCCACAGATAACCATCCAACTCCCGATGA